TCAAGTCTGGAGTTTGAGGCTAAAATTTTATCTATAACCCTATTCGTTACTCCTTGAATTGAATTTCTTATCTCTAAACCAAAACCATTCAAAACTTTATCAACTTTTTCCCTGAGGCAGCAAAAACAGATAGATCTGTGGTTGAAAAAAAAACAACGCGTAAAAATAATTCAGAAAAAAAGCAACCTATCACTGCAGATGAAATAATGCAGGATATAATGAATGAGCCGTTACCCTATCTCACTGAGGAAGAAATTGATCAGGAAGAAGATCGCCCTCTTCACGACGGAAGTCCTAAGCATGAGGCTGAAAGGAAGGCGGCCATTATAAAAACCAGAATATTAGAAATAGCTTATCAGGAAAAAAAAGGTGAATTACTGCCCAGGGAAAAAGTTGATAAAGTTTTGAATGGTTTTGGTTTAGAGATAAGAAATTCAATTCAAGGAGTAACGAATAGGGTTATAGATAAAATTTTAGCCTCAAACTCCAGACTTGAAGCTAAAAGACTTTTAGACGACGAAATACACGAAACCTTAAATATTTTAGCAGACATAACTTCAAGGCAAATTTAATTACTATATTTGCTTTAACGGAGTGGACGCCGAATTAAAATATTTTTAAAACCCTGCAATGATAAAGACGTCCACCTTTTGATTTGCGGGGATTTTTATTTATGATAGGTATATATAAAATAACATCGCCATCTGGAAGATTGTACGTAGGCCAAAGCGTGAATATAGAAAGAAGGTTCAAAACTTATAGAAAATATTTATGCGAGCAACAGCCTAAACTACACAGGTCTTTCATAAAGCATGGAGTAGAAAACCACGTCTTCGAAATTATCGAAGAATGTGTAGTGGAAAAACTAAACGAACGTGAACGATATTGGCAGGATTTTTACTGGCACAACTCTATGAATTTAATAAAGACAAAATCAGGGGATCGTTCAGGTTACGCTTCAGAAGAAACTAAAGCGAAACTTTCGAAGGCTTTTAGCGGGAATAAAAATCCAATGTATGGAAAGAGTTTAGACATACATCCTATGTTGGGCAAAAAAGGTGAATTGTCTCCACTCTATGGCAGAAAGCATTCAAAAGAAACCATATCCAGAATGTCAGAAAAAGCTAAAGGCAGGCCGGTAAGTGAAGCTTCTAAGCAAAAGTTAAGCGAGATTAACGGAACGCTTGTTCTTGATACGGAGACAGGTATATTTTATACATCTATAAAAATGGCAGCTAAATCTAAAAACATAAAAGATGTAACTTTGAAGGCTATGTTAGCAGGTAAATTTAGAAACAATACATCTTTTATTTATGGATAGTCAGGAATTGATAATATACAAAGCCATTAGCGATGGATTAAGGCCTATACCGAATTATACCGTTAGCGAATGGTCGGATAAAAATAGGTTTTTATCCACCGCTTCGTCTTCTGAGCCAGGGAGATTTAGGACAGATAGGGTTCCTTATATAAGAGAAATAGCCGACAACTTGGGAAAAACCTCTGATGTTTGGAGGGTTTCGGTAATGAAAGGCGCTCAGTTAGGGTTAACTGAACTTGGAAATAATTGGATAGGCAGCATAATGGATGTGAATCCTGGGCCTGTTATAATGGTTATGCCTACAGAAGAGGCTGTAAAAAAGAACTCCAGGACAAGAATAACCCCTATGATAAATTCGACACCTACGCTTAAAGGTAAAATAAAAACAGCAGGATCGAAAGAATCAAATAACACTATAACTACTAAAGAATTTCCGGGAGGTGTGTTGATAATGATAGGCGCTAATTCCCCTACAGGGTTAAGAAGTACACCTGCGGGAAATATATTCCTTGATGAAGTGGATGGATATCCTCATTCCGCAGGAGAAGAAGGCTCACCGATAGATTTAGCTGAAGCTAGAGCCAGTACGTTTTCAAATAAAAAATTATTTATAATATCTACTCCTACAATTGAAGGACAGTCTGTTATAGAGGGTGAATTTTCAGACGGAGATAAGCGTTATTATAACGTGCCGTGTCAGGGCTGTTCGATTCTTTTTGTTTTGAAATTTGAGTATTTAACGTATATAAATAACGACCCATCTACCGTCAGGATGGCATGTCCTGAATGTGGGTTTCTGCACGAAGAGCGCCATAAAACCAGCATGCTTGCTGAGGAAGGATTTGGAGGTTCAGCTAAATGGATACCAACATCTAAGCCTTCAGATCCTCTTGTTAGGAGTTACCATATATCAAGCCTTTACAGTCCTGCGGGCTGGCTTAGTTGGGAATCTGTGATTAGAAAATATATAAAAATAGGCAGTGACGAGAATAAAAGGATAACTTTCACTAACACCATTTTAGGGGAAACCTACAAAGTAAATTCCGAAAAAATAGATCCTGATAACTTATACAACCGGCGCGAAGATTACGAAATCGGACTGGTGCCTGAATTTGTTTACTTCCTGACTATGGGTGTGGATATACAGCGCGACCGTATCGAAGCTGAAGTGGTTGGCTGGTGTATGGATCGGGAAACATATTCGATAGATTACATCGTGCTATATGGCGATACAAAAGATCCATCAAATGAAGTGTGGCAGAACCTGAAAGATTTAATAAATAAAAACTATCCTACAGCTGACGATTATTTTATGCCGATCAAATTATCCTGTGTCGATTCGTCAGATGGTAATTATACTAAGCAGGTATATGATTTTTGTTCGTCTATGGGTAACGATAGGGTTATCCCGATTAAGGGCCGCGACAAACTGGATATCATGGTTTCAAATCCGCAGATATTGTCCGTAAGTAAGTCAGGTAAAAAAGTAGGTTCAGCAAAAGTGTGGGGCGTCGGTGTGTCCATGATAAAATCGGAATTATACGGATTCCTTCGATTGAAGGCTATTCGAGACGACGACGGAAACGAAACATATCCGCCGGGATATTGCCATTTTCCAGACTATCCAGAATATTTCTTTAAGATGCTGACGGCAGAAGTTTACGAACAGCGACAGGATAAGACGACCAAGAAAATAAGTTACGAATGGGTTAAAAAATTCGAGCGAAACGAAGCGTTAGACTGCCGCGTGTATGCCCGTGCTGCTGCATTTATTACCGGTATCGACCGGCTGAAGGAACCGCAACTGGAAAAAATGAAATTAAAATTAAGGTTGGAGCAGCCAAAGGAACAGGATAAACCGAAAACAGTTAAAACACCGCCGAAGAAAAAATCGTCATTCTGGAATAAAAACAGGTAATAATTTGCATATATTTACCAAAAATTTAATATAATGGCAGTTGTTGTAATATACACATTAGCGCAATATACAGCGATTTCCGCAGCTATAGCGGAAGGCGTTCAAACCGTTAAGTACGCTGACAAAGAGGTTAGCTACAGATCGCTGTCAGATATGTTGCGTATTCAGGCGGTTATGTACGACCAGTTGTTTAATACTGGCGGAAACAATAATGCGAGGCGTTACGTTAATTTTTCAAAGGGTACGAATCCAAGATCCCGCCGTGGCGGATGCAGGTAAATTATGGCAAAGCGAAATTTTATAGATAAGGTAATCGGTTTTGTTTCACCACAGGCCGGATTAGTCAGGGCTTCTGCCCGTGCTAAACTTGAAATCGTTTCAGGAAAAAGATCTTACGACGGCGCTACACAGGGACGCCGGGGCGATGGGTGGAATTCCACGGGTAACCAGACGCAGAATAATGATATACAACGTTCGTTAATACCGTTACGTGATCGATCCATCGATGCGTATAAAAACAACCCTAACGTTTTTAAAGCAATACGCACCACGCAGAATAATGTGGTCGGTACTGGTATAATGCCAACTGTAACGGTTGCGTCAGGTGAACGAAAATTAACTAAGCAGGAAATTGCGAAGATAAAATCGAAGTGGGAGTGGTTCGAAGAAAACGCAGACTTCGAAGGCGACTTTAATTTCTACGGCTTGCAGGCGTTTGCTATGCGAACATTAGCGATGCAGGGCGAAGTGTTTGTCTTAAGGCAGCGGGAAGCTAAAAACCCTGTACCGTTTAAATTGCAGATCCTGGCGCCCCACATGTGCGACATAACAAAAAACACATTAATATCGGTTCGTTCTGAGGGTAATTATGTTACGCAGGGAATTGAATTTGATTCGCGCGGCCGCCGCGTTGGGTATTGGATGCATGAGTATAACCCGACAAATGAATTCGTGATTAAGCTGGCGCCTAAGTTTGTACCTGCAGAAGATGTTCTGCATGTGTTTTATAAAGAATTTCCAGGCCAGGTTCGCGGCGTTCCGTTTGGCACTTCCGGCATGTTGAATGCGCGCGATTTATCCGACTACGAAGACGCTGCGTTAATGAGTGCTAAAGTAGCGGCGTGCCACGTTGCGTTCACTACACAGCCGAAGCCTGATAACGATTATGATCCGGATAATTACGAAGCGGAAGGAAATCCCGATCATTTAGAACCGGGCGCCATAACTTACCTGAACCCCGGTGAAGAAGTTACATTCAATACGCCGCCAACGCCTGCGAGTTTTTCAGAATATACGGGCAAGATGCAGCAGAAGGGCGCGTCTGCCTGGATGCTTACGTATGAGCAATACACCGGCGATTTAGGAAACGTGAATTTTAGTTCTGGCCGTATGGGATGGATTGATTCAGGTAAAAATATCGAAGATCTGCAGTATAACGTTTTTATACCGAAATTCTGTAACGGCGTTTGGAACTGGTTTGTTGAAGGCATAACTATACTGGGTGATATTGCACCGGGACGTAAAGTTAAGGCAGAATGGACACCGCAGGGCCGCGAAATGTTGGATCCTGTTAAAGAAATGAATGGGCTTATATTGGAACTAAAAACCGGGCTTGTATCGTGGACTGAAGCCTGCAAGCGCAGGGGTTATAATCCCGATGTTTTGATCGAGCAGATAAAAGCCGATAAAGAAATGTTCGCGGCGGCTGGCATAAACGTTGAATGGATAATCGCTGAAGCAGAAGCCGAAACAGCCGCTGAAGAAAAAACACCGAACCAGGCATCTAAAAAATAAATTACAATTTTTTTGCTAAAAAATTTTGTTAATAATAAAATATATATATTTGCACTATGGCAGAAGATAAAATAATAAAAGTAAATAAGCGGTCCACGCGCGCAAAGGTTGACGTAAGCACGTTTAACCGTGAGGCACGAACCGTAGAAGTTACATTCGCCACGCCTACGCCTGTAAGAACATACTACTACGAAATAGGCGACTACATGGAAGTGCTATCGTGTGATCCCGGCCATGTGGACTTAGTTCGTATGAAGAACGGCGCCCCGGCACTGGATAGCCATGATAAATACGGATCAGCCCGTAAATCAGTTGTGGGTGTTGTAGAAGATGCGTGGATCGCCGATGGCGAATGCCGGGCGCGTGTTCGTTTTTCTGACGCTTCGCCGGACGATATCGAATTAATGAATAAAGTAGCCGACGGAATAATTACCGGTGTGTCTGCCGGATATGATGTTTTTAAATATCAAATGATCCGCGCCATAGACGATAATTCATTACCTACCTATACGGCTATAAGCTGGCAGCCTACTGAAATATCATTCGTTGCGGTTCAGGCCGATTTAAACAGCCGCGTCCGTTCTGAAGGCGACACAACACACGAAGTTGTCGTCGAAGATGTTACACCGGAAGCTGAGCCAGCTGTCGATCCGGTTACAGAACCAGAACCAGAAGAAGATCCAGAATCAGATAATAATAATAACGAAAATAACAACAACATGACCGAAGAAGAAATTCAGGCAGCAAAAAAAGCGGAACGCGCTGCCGAACGTGCGAGGATTTCGGGAATTAGGACGCACGTTCGTGCCCTGAAACTTCCGGACACATTCGCCGATCAGCTTATCGAAGACGATGTCGACGTAGCTACAGCCGGGCAGCGTGCCTTGGTTGAGTGGGAAAAAGGAAACCCGCTAACCCCTAACCACAACGCCGACCAGCCGGACGCAGCCGACAGGACGCGTGCCGCAATGGCTAACGCGCTTGTGTTGCGTATCGACAGGAACGCCGCCACCGTAATGGGCGCGGAGCAGGTTCGTGCTGCGCAGGAATATCGTAACATGGATTTATTCGGAATGGCTTCGGCTGCACTGGAAAACGCCGGTGTTAAAGGTGTTCGTAGCATGAAAAAACGCGACGTAGCTACCCTTGCGCTTGGTGGCCGTGTACGTGGATTACATCATACAACGGATTTCCCGCTGCTATTGATGGACACTGTAAACAGGACGTTACTGGCGCAATACCAACAACAGGCACGTACATTTGAAAGGTGGGCACGCAGAACTACTATTTCAGATTTTCGTCCTATTAGCCGTATCAGGCTGACAGAAATATTCGGAAATCTTGAAGAAGTTAAGGAAGGCCAGGAGTACAAATATGCTACACTTAGCGAATCAGGCGAAACCTACCAACTTACTAAATTCGGTAAGATTATAGGTATTACATGGGAGGCCATCATAAACGACGACCTTAGCGCGTTTACCAGGTTGCCGCAGGCGTTCGCCGCAAAAGCCGCGATAAACCAGTCGAATATCGTTTATAACGTTATCCTGCAAAACCCGGCTATGGCAGACGCAAACCTGCTATTTAGCGCAGCACACAAAAACTTTACCGGTACTGCCGGAAGTTTAACAGCCGGCGGAACTGCTATTTCTGAAGCGTCGTTAACGTTGGCTTACCAAACGTTTAGCACGCAGACGGATGCTGCAGGTGACTTCATTACGGTTATGCCGAAATTCCTTGTTGTAGGCCCTAAGAATCAGTTTTTAGCCATGAAGCTAACTTCTGCCAATTACACGCCAAACAAGCAAACGGATATACCTGTAGGCATGCTTACAGGACTTGAAGTTATCGTGGATCCGCGCATCACAAATTACGAATGGTTCCTGATCGCAGATCCTGCAACCATAGACACCGTAGAATATGCATTCCTGGACGGCGAAGAAGAACTTTTTATCGAGCAACGCGAAGGCTTCAATATCGATGGTATCGAAGTTAAAGCCCGAATGGTTTTCGCGGCAAAAGCGATAGACTGGCGCGGTATGTACCGTAACAACGGCGCCGCACCGGCATAGTAAAATAACAGGGCGGCTTCGGTCGCCCTTCTTTTAAAATTTTTGTAAATCTGCGATATTTCGCATAAAAATATAAAACATGAAAAATTTTGTAGAAAAAGGCTGTACGCTGGTCGTTCCAAACATATCCGCTGCGGTGGTTTCTGGCGAACTTGTTGTCGTTGGTGCTACCGTTGGAGTTTCCGCAGGTAAATACGCTATTGGCGACGATGCTGTGCTGAACCTGGACGGTGTGTTTACGCTTCCGAAGGCTTCGTCTGGCGCAATGGCGCAGGGCGCTAAAGTGTATGTGGCCGCAGGGCTTATCACCACCACCGTTAGTACTAACGTTTTTGTGGGTTACGTGCATGAAGCTGTAGCCGATGGCGTAGCTACTGTTAACGTTCTTTTGGCACGATAATGAATCTATTCGACCGTATAAAGGTGCCCGCATTCAACGTGATTACCCGTGTAATGGGTTACGATGCTGTGTGGGTGTCTTCGGTCGATGGTTTAACATACGTAGGGCGTGTAGGTTTTAAGGATCCTTCAGAAGCTGAAAAATTATCAGGTATTGATAGTTACAACGAAGATCAGCCATACATGGAATATATCGTCGGTATTTTTCCGGGACTTAAAGAACTTACGGAAGCCACGACCGGCGAAATTGTAACCATATACGATACTGACGCCAACGGCATCCAGTTTGTAAAAGGTGTTTTTGCTGTGGCTAAAGTGGTGACAAAATCGGACGGTGATACATACGTGGCTACATTAATACCTGATTAAAAAATGGATTACGAAGAATTACAGGACAAGATAGTAGCACGCCTTCAACCGTTTGTACTTGCAGGCATTGACGTTGTAAGGCTTCCTGAAAATGACGCGGAATTCTCGTTAGTTAAGCCCAGGAAAGCCAAATTCACGGTTATATATGCGGGTTCCGAATACGGAAAAACGCTATCAACCGCTGAAGTTTCGCAGGACGAAGAAATCTTCTTTCAAATACTGATTGAATCTTCGTTTTTATACGGTCCGTTAGGTGTTTACGCCCTTGTCTCTTTGCTCAAAAAAGCCCTTACGGGATATAAGCCGGAAGGATGCAGGAGAATACAGGTTTCTAAACACCACACTATCGGAAGCCCTGAAGCTACCAGAATGAATAATATGTGGCAGTATAACGCTGTTTTTTCAACAGCCACAGTGCACGTTCAGGAGCCCGACGAAGAAGTCATTACGTTACTTAAAAAAATAACCTTCATAGATGTTCCGGACGGCGAAATAAACGTAGTTCCTGAACCAGAAGAAAACTAAATCACTAACAAATAAAAAGCATGGCAACAGATTTTTTACATGGTGTCGAAACGATCGAAGTAAACCAAGGCGGCCGCACGGTAAGGGTTGTTAAGTCTTCGGTTATAGCGCTTATGGGTATTGCCCCACTGGGCGCAGCTAATACACCTATACTTTGCCTGTCGCCAAACGACGACGCACAATTCGGGCAGGAACTTCCTGGCTTTACGATACCGCAGTCATTGGCTGCAATAAGGAAACAGGGACCTGCTACCGTGGTAGTCATTAACACGTTTAATTCTACCACAAACACGCTTCAGGTAACAGCCGAATCTAAAACAATAACAAACGGTAAATTGAAACTTGACGCTGCTCCTATAGGTGCAGTAAGTATTTTCCTTACCAATGGAACCACGCCGTTTACAGGTGTTGCAGGCGTTGATTACAACCTGGACGCGTTCGGGAACTTCACTGCTTTATCTGCGGTGGCCTCTGAAAGCCTTGTACTGAAATTCAACTATAAAAAGCTGGATATCGGCAGCGTGCCATCTTCGCAAATAATCGGCGCTAACACTTCGGGTGTTCGCACCGGTATAAAATGTCTTGAACTGGTTAAAAACCTATTTGGATTTAAGGCTAAAATACTTATAGCACCGTTTTTCGTGGAAACTAAAGCGGTCGCGGACGAACTTCAGGTGGCTGCAGATAAGTATCGGGCAATATATCTTCCTGATGCACCTGCTGGCACTACCATTGCCCAGGCGCTGGCTTCACGCGGACCGGCTTCAACTATCAGTTTTAAATCAGCATCACAAAGGGGTTACGCTTTGTTTCCTGCGTTGGTGGCTTACGATGTCGCTACGGATTCAAATATAAACGTTCCTTACAGCGCTTACATGGCTGGCGTGATATCGCGAGTAGATAACGAAGAAGGTTTTTGGGTGTCGCCGTCGAACCATGAGATAAACGGGATTTTAGGATCTTCAATACCTGTTATTGCAGATTACACAGATCCAAATTCCGAAGCTAATTTATTAAACGGCGCCGGGATAACTACTATTTATTCGGGCTACGGAACCGGCGTTCGCACATGGGGGAACAGGTCGCTGTCATACCCTGCGAATTCAGATCCGAAAACATTTATATCTATACGAAGGATGGCGGATGTGGTTCACGAATCACTGGAAGAAGCAGCATTCCCGTATATTGATAAGCCGATTAACCAGGCGTTGGCTGACGTTATAAGGGAAGAAGGTAATTCATTCTTCAATACTCTTATAGGGCGCGGCGCATGTACACCAGGTTCGCGCGTGGAGTACGTTCCCGAAGACAATCCGGCTTCTGAATTGGCACTGGGCCATATTCAGTTCAACCTGGTATTTATGGGGCCGACGCCTGCAGAACGTATCACGTTTAAATCATTCTTAGATATTAACCTATTAGCACAGATAGCATAATGGCAGGAATAAATGTAAACAGGCTAACTAATGCGAACGTTTATGTAAACGGAAATTCGCAGTTAGGCAAGGCGGAAGAAATAAACCTTCCGGAAATTGTGTTCAAACAGTCAGAACATAAAGCGATAGGAATGATCGGTAGTTTTGAATTATTTTCAGGCATCGAAAAAATGGAAGCATCTATAAAATGGAATGCTTTTTATCCTGACGTTATGCGGGAATTTTCAGATCCCAGGAAGGCGCTCAAACTTCAGGTAAGGTCGTCTTTGGAAAACTACAACAGCGCAGGCCTGCAAAACGAATTGTCTTATGTGGCATATATAACAGGACAGCCTAAGAATTTCCCGGGCGGAAACTTTAAGCAGTCGGACAATGTGGAGGCCACTTCCAAAATGACCGTTACTGCCTACAAACTTGAAATTGATGGCCGTGTGGTTGTGGAGTATGATGCACTGGCTAACATTTACAGTGTTGACGGTGTGGATATGTTCGCAACTTATCGATCTAATTTAGGAATATAAACAAAGGCCGCCGGTTAATTTCGGCGGCCATTATTAATCTATCATAAAGAAACAATGGAAAACGAACCTAAACACAAACCAAATAAGGGTGCCGCGATATTAAAAGCGTCTGCCGGAAATTCGCCATCGGCACAGGAAAAATCATCTATGCCGAATAAAACTGAAGTATTGCCTTCGGGCGCAGTTGCTGAATACCTTCCGTTTAAAGGCAAAAATGTGATGGCAGCGCAAAGGCTTGCGAATGGGGATCAGTCCCTAGTGCTGCCTGCGCTTATGTCTTCAGCTACATTATACAACGGGCAGCCGTTCGTTATGGAAGATGTTTCGGAAATGGACGGACGCGACGTATTGCACCTTATGGCGTATTATCAGGGGCTTTTTTAATATCGCCGGAAGATTTTGTCCTTTTGGCGTATTACACGAATGAAAAAGTTTCCGATTTAATGGAATGGGATATTCGGCAGATATGCGAGTGGTACAATCCCGCAGTTTCATTTCATAATAAATTAATACCAACTGAAGCCGAATAATTATATTCGGCTTTTTTAATATAAAAACTATGGCAACAAAACAGTTTGAAGTAGCCTTAATATTGTCGGCTAACGATAAGGCTTCGGCGGTTGTGGCTAATTCAGTAGCCAAAATAGATAATCGAATGAAGGCGCTTTCCGGCGTCAGCGATAAGGCTTTTAGCGTAGGCCGTGGCGCCGGTGTTTTTGGTTTGGCTGTGCTGGCGCCTTTAGGGCTTGCGGTTAATGCTGCCGAAGAATCGGAGATCGCATTTAAAAGGCTGTCGAGTACCTTCCGGACAATGGGCGAATCCGACGACAGGGCCGCAACCGCCGCGGCCAATTACGCCAGCCAGTTACAGACACGGATAGGTGTAGAAGACGAAGAAATACAGCTGGTTCAGTCAAAAATAGCATCCTTCAGGAAGGTTTCAGACGAAACGGCGCGAATGTCCGGGGTATTTGACAGGGCTACGGAAGCCGCCTTCGATTTAGCGGCAGGTGGCTTCGGTGAGGCTTCCAGTAATGCCGTTCAGTTAGGTAAGGCGCTACAAAACCCGGCTATAGGCGCGCAGGCGCTGGCTAAGGCGGGCGCGCTTAATAAGTCGGATATTCCTTTGATAAAACAAATACAGGCTACGTATGGGCTTGGTGCTGCGCAAGAATATGTATTGAAAGCAGTAGAACGACAGGTTAAAGGCCAGGCCGCTAACACAGCTACGTCTGCTAGTAAAATGAAAATAGCATTCGGGGAAGTGGCCGAAACCGCAGGTAAGGTATTATTACCTACTATAGCAAAAACAATGGCTTCGGTGGGTAAGGTTTTGGATAGGTTTAATAAATGGGCCCAGGAAAACCCTAAATTATTAGGAACCATAGTTAAAGTCATAGGCGGCGCTGGTATTTTGTCGCTTACGGTTTCCGCGCTTGCATTTACATTTGGTGGACTTGTAAAAGTATATCAGGGCGTTTTGGCGGTAAAGAGATTGTATATTTTATGGACCAACGCGGAGCGATTTGCACAACTTAAAACTAACGCGGTCGTCTGGTACACTATAGCCCAGGAAAAAGCACTGGCAGCGGCGAAATGGATTTCAAACATAGCCACAAAGGCTTCCGTCGTGTGGACTTATGCAGCAGCTGCCGCGCAATGGGTAATGAATGCCTCTTTATATGGTTGCCCTATAGTATGGATTATAGCCGGTATTGTCGCAGTTATAGCCATAGTAGTTTTATTGGTTAAGAACTGGGATAAAGTTTCAGCGTTTTTTGTTGTTTTATGGGCAAAAATAAAAGACATTTTCAAAAAAGGACTTCAATTCTTTTTGAATTGGGGGCTTCTATTGTTAGGGCCTGTAGGTTTGATTATAAAATATTGGGATAAAATCCGCGATTTCTTTGTAGGCCTATGGCCAAAAGTAAAAGCGATATTCTGGAAGGCGCTTGAATTTTACCTTTGGCTGCCTAAAAAATTTTTATCAATCGGTTCCGATATAGTGATGGGGTTATGGAACGGTATAAAAGGCAAGGCCCAGGCGTTATTCGATTATGTTAAGGAAATTGCCAAAAAGATAGCAGGCGCCTTCAAATCTGTTTTGGGTATCGCTTCGCCGTCAAAAGTATTCATGGATTACGGCGTTAATATAACCGAAGGAGCGAAGAAGGGTATCGAAAAAGGTTCGCCATCATTGATAAACGCGTCTTCAGGAATGGGCAAATCAGTATCTCCAAATAGCGCGAAGGCTTCAGGCGGCGCAGGCGGATCCGGAATCACTGTTAATTTTGCACCGGTGATAAATGGCGGTTCAGGTGGCGACATACTGGAACAGCTTAAAAAGTATACACCGCAACTGATACGGGAAATTGAATCTGTACTGGATAGAAAAAAACGCCTATCATATTTTTAATAAATATATTTTTGTATATTAGCGCTGTAGATTTTTCGTATACGTATATTTTAGGGGCAAAAAAAACCACGGCTTTACGGTCGTGGTTTTTTATTTTACACCTACCGTTAACCTATTCTTAAAATACTTATATTTGGGGCTATGTACGCACAACTTGGAAACATTCGTTTTGAAGGCCTAAAGGGATTTTCGACATTTTCAAAAACTGTCTCAGTCGCCTACGCTCAGCATGCCCGTATAAACGGCAAAGCGCGCTTGGAAGCCACAGGCGACGAACTGGACGCAATCACTTTCGATATGCTGCTACATGCTAACTTCACGGATCCTGAAGCCGACATAGCCCAGATAGAAACTGCGTGTACCGATCGTGAGGTTTTGAAATTAATTTTAGGTAATGGAAATATAGTCGGTGACTTTGTGATTACTTCTATAGAAGACGTTATCGAATTCACCGATCCAAAGGGCAATATAATTTCTGCCACGCTGTCAATATCTCTACTTGAATCATACAACGAAAACCCGTTAGGTGAAGCGCAGAAAAACGCTGCGAATTCCGCCTTCGCTACTACTGCCCGAAATTCAAATGTCCGTAGCGTGCTGCCCGCAAAACCTTCGCCTGCTGCAGGTGTTGTTATCAATGTTTCAAAAATAAACGCTTCGGCGGTACAGATAAACCAATATGCCGCGGCGGCAGAAGCGAATACAAACACCTTTGCATATTATTCCGATAAGGTAGATTCAAATCTAAATGATATTGAAGACTACATTTCCGATGCGCAGGCACAATTATCAGATGCGCAGGATTTGTATAATTTAGCCACGTCACTGCCTGCGGCGTTGGAAGATGTAAACACCCGGGTACAAAATATAAAAGCTGTATTACCTATATCTGATATAGCGCAATTCAAAATATTAAACAGCCAGTTACAGGGCTCTGTATTGGCGGCGCGTACGGCAAACGTCGGAATTAGTAACCAGTCAATAATTCGCAGGAAATAACATGACCGGAATTGTAGAATATATAGTAAAGGAAGGTGACCGCTGGGATTCAATAGCCTTCAAGGCTTACGGCGACGCTGCCATGTACGCGGGTATTATCGAAGCGAACCCTAACGCTACTATTTCGCCTGTGCTGGTTGCTGGGCAACGCCTTACAATACCTATAGTCGAGCAGTCAGAAATACAGATCGACTCAGAAGATTTGCCACCTTGGAAACGCTAAAAAATGAGAATACCTAAGCCCAAATATACCGTGCTTTATAATAATAAAAGCATTACGGCAGACATATCGAAATATATGCTGTCAATAACGTATTCCGATAAAACGCACGGTGAATCTGACGAAGTGAATATCGAACTTGAAGACGTAGACGGCAGGTGGCAAAACGCCTGGTACCCTGAACAGGGCGCAACGTTAACCGTAACAATGGGGCGGCTTAAATGTGGCGTTTTTGAGATCGACGAAATAGAACTGAAGGGGCCGCCTTCAACCGTTACGATTAAGGGCATGGCTACCGGCATAACAAACCCGGTCCGGACCAAAAAATCAGACGCCCACGAAAACAAAACACTGAAGCAGATCGCGGAAAAAGTCGCCCAAAAAAACAGCTTAACTGTTGAAGGCGCTATTCCCGAAATAACACTGGGCCGGGTTACGCAAAATAAAGAAACCGACGTTTCATTCCTGAAGCGCATATCTGAAAAATACGGGGTTTTATTTTCCATAAGGGGTAAAGTTATCACCTTCACGTCAATATACGATCTTGAAGCCCGTGGCACGTCTTTTACACTGGATAAAACAGATTTATCAAACTGGAACCTTAAAGATAAAGCGTCAGGCATGGTTAAGGAAGCGAAGGTTCAGTCTAAGAATGCCAAAAAGAATTCAAAAATAGACGTTAGTGTGGATCTTGAAAAATTCCACCAGGAAAACCCGCAATACACTAAACAGGCTACGGCCAATTCAAACAGCGCAGTTACCGACGGCTACGCAGAAAACGACCAGCAGGGCGAAGCGGTCGCAAAAGCTATAATGCACACGTCTGCCAGTAACCAGCAGGAAGGATCCGTGTCGCTTCAATTCAACGACCTGGCCTGCGCCGGCAATAGTTTTTTATTAACCGGCCTGGGAAGGCTTTCAGGCAAATACCATATAAAGGGCAGCACGCATAAGATTGACAGATCTGGCGGTGGTACTTCGGATCTTGAAATAAAACGCCTGCAGGTGGCCGAAAAATCGCAGCAGGTTTCTAAGGTTAAGCCGAAGCAGCAACCTAAAAACGTTCCTGTTGTTAATGGAAATATAAGAAATGCCAGTCGTAGTTTTGGTAGTGCTGTAAATTCTATAAATGTTAAGACTTAATTAATATATTTGCACATGTTGAGATTTGGACACATAACGGAAATAGATCCTTCTAAATGTTACGCACGCGTTACGTTTATGGACGATGGTATCGTTTCCGCACCGCTTCAGATCATAACCCTGGGCGCTTTAAATAATAAGTTTTTCCACATGTTCGATATTAACGAGCAGGTCGCCGTGCTCATGGACGAAGATTCGGTCGAAGGTGTAATCCTGGGCGCTGTGTTTAATGACGACACGAATCCGGATGGTGGCAGCAAAGATATCTTCAGGGTTAAATTTTCCGACGATTCGTTTATCGATTACAACCGGGCCACGCATGAATACAATGTAAATGTAAAAGGCAAAGTGAATATAATTTCTGAAGGTGAAACCCATATCGAGGCGCAGGTAGTTTCTGTGGATGCTACGATGGTTACCGTAGACAGCGAGGCCGTAACAATAGACGCTACAGCCGTAACAATATCCGGAACCCTTACAGTTGCAGGCGCCTTGACAGCTGCCTCGTTGGCGGCTTCTTCCGGTGGTATATCCGGCGGCGGCATGACTGCTGAAGATGGAAACCTGTCCGTTACCGGTGAAGTGTCTGGCGCTACAATAGTAGCCGGCACAGTTGATTTAGGAACGCACGTTCATTCAGGAGTACAAACCGGCGGCGGTACATCCGGGCCACCAACACCGTAAACCATGGCAGTAAAATTAAGTGACATAAAAGCAATAAACTGGCAATTTTCCATAGTGTCCGGCGGCGAAGTGGCTGAAGGCATTCAGGATGTTCGCCAGTGCATACAGATAATACTAACCACACGCAAAGGCAGTGATCCCCTGCGGCCTTTATTCGGATCCGACATATATCGGCATATCGATAAACCCGTGGACGTTGCAGCGGCTTTAATATCGGCCGAAATATTAGACGCGCTAAATAAGTGGGAAACCAGGATCATTATAAAAAAACTGGTTTATACTATTTCAGGAAATAGGATTGATTTTGATATCACGGCCGAACTTCTGGAATCAGGCGAAGCAACTGAACTAACGTTCTATATAGACAGGCAAAACCAAATTGAAATACCTACCATTGGCCGCGCATTTAGCGAAGGTTTTACAATCGGTTTCAGCTAAAATTACAGGAAAATGGAAGAACTTATAAATTTAATAAACGAATTAATAATCGACAACAACACTAACCAGGTAACCCCTGCGCGTGTCCGTATGGTGTTGACGGCTATTGTTCAGGCTTTATATACCGGCGGTGGCGTGCCTACAATATCTGC